ATACCGGGGCTTGCATTGAAGGCGTAATTTTCACATCGATTACTTTGACCTCTGGTCATGTCGTTGTTTATAGCGTCTGATGGGACTTGCTCAATCCCTTGAGAAAGTGGCCGGTACTGTCATCGCAAAGTTCGGCGGTGATGTGACAGTTCGTTACGTTTCTGCTGGCGCTTATAACGCCACAACCGGCGCAATTTCTGAGACCGCCAGCGACACCGACGTCAAGGGTGTTTTGGAAGATGTGAGCGTTCGCGAGGTGAATGAGCTTGTGCAGCAGGGTGACAAGCGTCTGACGGTTGCTGCTACTGATTTGCCATCAGCGCCAGAAACAAAAGATCGCGTTGTAATCAGCACGGTTGTACATCAGATCATTCGCGTTGAAACTACGGAGCAAGACAACACGGCGATCACTCACGAACTAATCCTGAGGGCATAACGATGGCACGCAATATCAAGCTGAATAAGATTGCAGATTTTATGGAAGATGAGATTGCGGAAGTCGTCGCCAAAACTACGATGACTTGGCACAGCCTGCTCAAAAGCCGGGAGGCGCTGTCAAGTGGTGGCATCGGTACCCCTGTCGTCACTGCAACGTTGATCAATTCATGGCAGTTAGATATATCAAAGAAATTTGAAGGCCGTATCTTTACCAATTTGGAATACGCCGAACCTGTTGTTTACGGAACGGCTGCATCATTCCCACCATCTTGGCAGGGTAAATACCGCACAAAACAGGGAACACAACCAGGCTATCCAGACTTGATTGGTAAAGAAGTCGCCACAAAATTCGTGCCTAAAATCGTAGAAAATATTAGGAGAAGGCGTAACTAATGGCTGCTGCTGATCTCAATGCAATTAGGGCCACCATTGAAGGCAGGCTTGCGACAGAGCTAGCTGGCAGCCCTGCTATTCCAGTCGTGTTTCACAACATGGCGTTTGAACCAACGCCTAACTCATCGTTTGTTCAATGCCTTGTCAGTTTTGGGGCAAACGAGTATCTAAGCCAAGGGCTGACAACTAATTCTCAAAACAGAATTATTGGTCTTGTTGTGATCAGCATCTTTTCGGCTAAAGGTGTTGGCCCTGGAGCCAATTTCGTCATCGGCAAAAGGATTCGAGACCTTTACAATAGGGTCATCGTGTCGGGGGTTTTCTTCGACGCTGCAACAGGTCCAGAGGCGTTGCTTTCAGCAGCGCCCGAGGGCTACTTCCAAACCCAGGTCCGTGTGACCTTTGAATCCATCGAGGAACTCTGACCATGGCCACAATCCGAGGCGAACAAGGAGCAGTCCAGTTCGACGCAGCAGGCTCAAGCAATGCCACGATCGTTGGCACCCGTAGCTGGAGCCTGTCAACTACGAAGGAAACGCTTGACACCACAAAGCAAGGTGACACTTTCCGCAGTTTTGTTGGCAGCATGGTTTCAGGGTCTGGCACTGTTGAGTTGGTTTATGACCCAGATGCAACAGGCCAAGCAGCGTTCCTTGAGGATGTGATCACGTCTGCTGACACAGCCGACGCAACTTTTGAGCTGTTTACCACTGGGACAAGTGCTGACACCGATTCAGCCAAGTTCAACGGCATCATCACTGACATGGAAATCACTTCAACTGTTGGTGAATTAGTCGTTGTTTCCTGCAACTTCATCACTAGCGGCACAATCACTTTGAACCTGCAGTGATCTAGGGCTATGATTTAAGCGCAAGCTTTTATTTAATGGCTCAAAATCGCACCGTTGATCTGCTGGTTGGGGCGTTTGACCTCAACCAGCGCCGCAAGTTCGAACTAAAAAACGCTGACGGTAAAAAAGTTGTAGATCTGTTTTTCAAGCCCATCACCCGCGCTGACCGCAAGAAAGCACAGCAGTTAGCTGGCACTGATGAGGCATTGGACATCAGCACCAACATGCTGTGTCAAATTGCTGAGCTTGAGGATGGCACCAAGGCTTTCGCTGCTGCTGATGCAAACAAGCTCCAGCGTCAATTGCCTGAGTCTGTGCTGAATGAGATTGAGCTGTTCTTGTTTGGCCTTGGTGAAGAGACTGGCCTTGAAGACGCAAAAAACGACTAAAGCAGGACAAGTGGACTTTCTTTGAGTTTCACCTGTCCTGCGAACTAGGTATGACAGTTAGCAGGCTCCGCACGGAACTGACCGATGCGGAGCTTGTGCATTTTGCTGCCTACTACGAACTAAAGGCAGAGATGGAAGAGCAAGCAATGCAGCGTGCAAAGCAAATGCGTAGGTAGAATCAAGCTATTGCTAGGCAGCCGTGGCACAGTCAACCGTTGAGCTGATTGTTGACGCCTCAAAAGCGACTAATCCGCTTAAACGTGTTGCGTCTGAAACAAAAAAACTTGAAGCCGCAACACAAAAAAACTCTGCTGCGTTTACAAAAACTGGTCGCGAAATAAAAACTGCGGCCAACGGGATGAAGTTTTTTACTGACGCTACGGGGCGTGCAAGAAAAGTAAACGGCCAGTTTGTAACTACTGCAGAGGCGGCGGCTGCTGGTTTGAACCGTCAAGGCAAAGCAGCAAATAAGGCATCAAAAAGCGTAAATAAACTTGGAAAGGCTGTACGTGGTATCGCTGCAGGCTTTGGAATTTTTCAGGCTGGCAAGTTCGTCATTTTCAAAACGGCAGAACTAGAACGCCAAACCAAGAGCCTTGAAGTGCTTACCGGTTCGTTAGGCAACGCTCGCAGCATTATTAAAGAGCTGCAGCAGTTTGGCGCTGTAACTCCGTTTACAAGTGCTGAGCTGATCGAAACTGCTAAGCGTCTTAAGGCTTTTGGTTTTGAAACGGAACAGATTGTTGATGTCACCAAGCGGTTAGCTGATGTCGCTGGCGCAACTGGTGCTGATCTAGGCGGCATCGCAACAGCGTTCGGCCAAATCCAGGCAAAAGGCAGGCTGCAGGGTGAAGAGCTGCTTCAGTTGCAAGAGCGAGGTATTGGGCTACAGGACGAGCTAGTGAAGATGTATGGCTTCACTGCAGATGAGTTCCGCAAGGCTCTAGAAGGTGGCCGGATCAGCGCAGATGCGGTCAATGTGGCGCTGCAAAATATCACCAACGCAGGCGGCAAGTATGCCAACGGTGCGATCGCTCAATCAGAAACATTAAGTGGCAAGTTCAGCACCCTTGTTGACAACATCACAGTCCTTGCTCAACACATAGGTAACGCACTAGCCCCCGCCCTTAGAGGTATTCTCGGCCTGACAAACCAAATCCTTGCAGGTTTTAACGATATTCTGTCGTCTTCAGTTGCTCGTGGAGTAGCAAGCGCAAAGCTGGCGATGTTGGCCCCTGGCGGCACGATGGGTGATATTGCACAGATGCGGGCAAACGTTGCTGCTATGCCAACAACGACATTACAAGATGACGCATCAATTCAAGAAACTGCGAGACGACTGACTGACATATCTACTTTTGTTAGAGAACTTGGGGCTGCGATTAACACCAGGAGGCCCATAAACATTGAAGGAAAAAAAGGAGCAACCTCAGAAGAAGCTCGTGCTTTAGAAAGCTTGCAAGCCTTAATTCAATCGTCGCTTGGTGAACTTGGCACACGCCAACTGCGACTAAGGGCAGAAAATAAGCCGAAAGTAATTGAGCCTCCCAAGTTGTTAACTAGAACAAAAATGAATACTGGCACGGACCTGATCGCGACTCAGCAACAAAAATTTGATGCTTTGTTGCTGAAGAAAAAACAAGAGGGTTTGTTAGCAGCGGCAACAACAAAAGAAGAAAGGGCTCAGTTAGAGCTTGTAATGGCAAAATTTGAACTCAACAGGCAATTTCCAGACTTAAAAGAATCTGAGCTGCAAAAACTGCGGGATCAACTACAAACTAACTTTGACTTAGGCAAAGCAGAACAAAAACGAGTCGCTGATACAAAGGCTGCAGATGATGCAAAGGAAGCAGCCTTAAAAAGACAGCAAGCTGAAGCACAACGTCTTGAACAGTTGTTTGGCGGCATCGGTCAAACAATCAGCACCGGAATTGTTGATACCTTGATGCAGGCCAAGAGTGCATCAGAAGCGTTATCAAACGTTCTCAATGATGTTGCTCGACAGTTGCTGCAGTTGGGCGTTAATTCATTGCTACAGGTTGCTTTCCCTGGTAGCAGCTTGTTCTCAAAGTTGCCAGGTTTTGCAAATGGTGGTCGTCCAGCAGTTGGTCGCCCTTCTGTTGTTGGTGAGCGTGGCCCTGAACTGTTTGTTCCTGATCGTGCTGGCACAATCCTGCCCAATGGTGTTGGTATGGGTGGCGGCACGACAATCACCGTTAACGTTGACGCCTCTGAAACTTCTGCTGATGCCAGCAGCGGCCAAGGCGCTCAACTTGGCAAAGCGATCGGGTTGGCAGTACAACAGGAACTGATTAAACAAAAACGGCCTGGTGGCCTAATCGCTGCTTTCTGATGGCAACTTTCCCGTCAATCACGCCGACCTACGGCATCCAAAAACGCAGCCGCCCTGCAACACGGAGTGTGCGTTTCGGTGATGGCTATGAACTGCGGCTGCAGTACGGCCTGAATCAAAACATGAAGGTCTACCAGCTAACTTTTGAAGTCTCTGAAACTGACTCAGACACGATTGAAACTTTTTTAGACGCCCGAGCTGCTGTTGAGTCGTTTGATTTCACGCCGCCAGGTGAAAGCAGCGCATCGAAATTTGTTTGTGAGAGTTGGAGCAAATCAATTCCATATCTGAACCGCGCCACAATCAACGCAACCTTCCGCCAAGTTCCTGAACCGTAATGGCAGCAGTCGCATCCTGGGTAGCTAGCACCGCTTTTTCTGTTGGTGATATACGCAGGGCCACTGCGAGCCAAGCGAGTGGCCTGTGGTTTCGCTGTACGACTGCTGGAACGTC